GTTATATGGACTACAGGTGCCAATACCAAAATTACCATTTGAATCTATACGCATAACTTCTTTAGAATTATTATAAAATTTTATACTCATCGTACTGTAATGTCAAATGCTATATTGATACGTTCTCTATCAGAATGATTAGGAAGTACTTCGTGAGGTATCCAACTTGGGAATAAAATTAAATCACCGTCACTGGGTTTAAAATAGTAATCACGAATAAACGGTCCACCCACCATATGTGCGTTAAGAATATTAGCAGGGTTAATCATTCTTAAATCACCTGTATCTGTTCCTTGTACATAATATACCGCAGTGAAGTGCGATATGTAATGTGTATGTAAAAGATTCCTACTATTGGGTTGATTGATATTAGTCCAGTAATTAATAGTAAATTGTCGTTGTTTACAAAGTCTAGCAAATACGGGATCTTTTGGTAAGTAAAATTCAGTTGCTTCTCTAGCCAACTCGGTGACTGCGTCTAGCAACCAATCTGCTCGATACTTATGATAACTGCGCCAGCAACCATCGTTGGATAATTCAGAACTATCAGGTTGATGTCTAATGCTGTCTATTTGTTTTATCAAGTTGGCACGTTGCTCGTCAGTACCAACAAGCGACTTATCAAATAAACCAGCTTGGACTAGATCAATCATCTGCTAAGATTGTATATAATAACGCATTGATCCAATGCGTGTTTTAAGGCTTCATTTGTTTCAGCGGCTCGACGAATTTCACCCCAAAGTTTATCTTCTCGAATTTTTTCAATTGTGCTTTTTGCCTTATAACTTTGACCTACAAGACTACGTTCAGTGCCGCCAACTTCGCGAGCGTAGACAGTTTCACCGCCGTCTGGGCTTTCGTAAACGTATCGAGCGTTAGGTGTTAATCGTCCCATAGATTACCAGCATTTAGTAAAATCTACAAGCTCACTTTGACGACTAACTTCTTTAACAAAATAAGCACATCGGGGTTTCTCACCACCTTCTAATGGTGTACACAATAGTTGTCCTGGACGCATTTTAGGAAAGTACCATTTAACATCTTGGTAAACATCGATGATATCAATTTCTAAAAATTCTGGACGGAAGCTACTGCGTGGGTTAAAACAAAATGTTTTAAATCCTCGATCGTTAAGACTTGTAAGTGGTAGTACTTCCATATCAGGACCTTCTGGGTCACCTACAATAGTACACCAGTCTAAGGGCATAGTAAGTTCATGTGGTCCAATTTTAAGAACAACTGCTGGTCCAGTAAAACTTTCTAAGAAGATTAGTGGCACAAACAAATGATCAGGATTGGAACTATCACTGTTGTCTAACACAGCAAATCTAATATCTTCCTCAACTTCGTCTGGGAGTTCGTTTAGGTAGTATGTTTTATTTTCTAAAGTTAGTATTTGCATTATTAATATTTCGTTTTTTGAATCGTGAAAGGATATTTTGCTTCTTTGTAATAGCGTTTTCTTTCTGTGAGATGTCGTTTGGCGTATTTAGATGCCGCTGTAATGTCCCATATTTGGACAAAGTCTTTGTCTTCGGCTTTCCGAATACCTCGTCCAATTGATTGTATAACGCGGACAAAGCTCTTACCGGGCTCAATGAGAACCAGATGAAAAATGCGAGGAATATTAATACCCACAGCGGCCACACCGTAAGTTGCCACAATAATCTTGTTATTAACAGTTTTAACCTCATCGTATTCCTCTTTTCTATCTTTTGTTTTTACTTCGCCACTAATAAAAACACTATCAGGAATTTTTTGTATCATTGTTTTGCCAGACTCAATACGTCCAACCAATACAAGTGTGTTACCGGTTTCTGCTATGTTTTTAATTAGGCCACACATATAATCCATACGGGCATCGTCTGTGACCAAATATTTTAATTCGTCTGCGTAGGATTTAAATTCTTTCCACTCTGCAGTCTGAACAATATTTACATGACAGTTACTTAGCACACCTGCTTCTTGGAGTTCATGAGCAAATACATGATTTGTCACTTCACCTAAACTGGCTTTGATACTTTGAAATTCATGATCTGCCTTAGGGATAGTTCCTGTCAAACCCCAACGTATTGGAGCATTGGCTAGATTGCGTGTCAGTAGATTTTTTAGTACATCTGCCTTGGCCATGTGTACCTCGTCTACCATAACACAGCAAACATTGTCCAATAACATTTCCATTTTAGCACAGGCTGCTTCGTCCCAATTCTTGCTATTTCTGTCAAGAATGTTCAGTGACTGCCAAGTACAAATGGTGTGAGTTTTATCTAGATCTTTTCTGTCGCCGTAATAAACGCCAACATCTAAACCAACGTTGACAAAATCTTCTAGTGTTTGTTCCACCAGTGACTTGTTAGGAACAATGGTTATTGTTCGACCGTATTTTTCACAAATTTTGCTCAGTGTTGCGGTGGTAATAGTTTTACCAAAACCTGTGGCAATTTCTTGGATACTTTGCGGATGTTTAAGAAATGTGTTAATAACTTCAACTTGATCCTCTCTCAATCTAATGGGTTCGCCTTCAAACCTGTGTCCTTTGGGCCATGTAGCATCTCCCCAAAAATCCACTGAAATTTCTTCAAAATCTAAGGCAATTGGTCTTCGATGATCTTCCACTTCAATATAGAAATTTTTACTTTCTAAATATTCTAAAACTTGCGGAAGCATACTTAGATAGGTTGTTCCTCCGAGACCGAAGAAACTAATAGACCCATCCCAACGACCTAATTTATAAGCTGGTCTGAAGCGAGCAGTGGGGTCTTCGTATTTGAATTTTTTAACCAAGGCTTTGCGTGTATCAAGATCTAAATTTTCAATCTTAATATTAACTTCATCCTTGATAATGATCTTACAGCTCGACAAAATTTAATCCTTGTGCTTTTAGTTTGTTGTCAAAATACACCAAATTTTGGTGATTTTTCGAGTATTCTTTAAGTGTGTAATGTGCGTTGCTAAAACCCATATTGACAATACTGTTAAATTTAATTCCTGATTTCAATATAGTTTTTGGTAGTTTGCCGCTGATAAACACCGCTTTTGTTTCTTCACAAATTGGCCCATTTATGCCCTGATTTTTGACAAAATTGTTAAAATTTTGGCCAGTTTCTGACGATAATCTGAATAAAACACTCATGTTTTTATCTTCAAGTCCAAACCCCTTTAACAAGGTATATACCTGTGTTAATTTTGCCATTTCGTTTCCACCTGGGATAATGAATAATGTTGGGCCTGAATATGTTATGATGTTTTTCAAGCAAGAAATACCATCAGAATCACCGGAAATTTCGAGAATTGTTCGTCCAGTGCTTTGTAGCAATTTTCTAGTATGTACGTCTACTGCGTCGCTCTTGACATAGGTATCAATGTTTTCGTCCCATAGTGACACTCCATAATTTCTTGCCAAAAATAGTGCCTCCAAAATATCAGTAGTATCAATTTTGGGCATAAATTCTGAAGAATTCAGGATTTTTAGGTCACCGTCGTCGATAGCCAACATAGGTGTATATTTTTCCATATTGTCTATAATTGATGATGTCTGATCCACTAGTTTTTGATATTCTTCATCATAATCAAAACCATCATTATCAAAACGATCGATTAAAAATCTGAGATTTTTCTCGGTTAATGCGAAAATCCATGATGTAGAATCTTTATCCCATACATAATTGTCCAGCATACCCTTATTTTTACGAAACTCTGATAATATAGCATCGTTGTAGGGAAATCTTACTTCAATGCTTCGTCCGTGTTCAGGACGATCAACAATGTTAATGGATTTAGACACCACAGATTTCCTAATTTTTAGTCTATATTGAGGATTTTCCAAAAATGGCTGAATATTTTGTTTTAATTTAATTTCAAGTAATGATGTATATCGGCCAAGTAGTCTTAAAGCCAAATTACATTGTTTTTCAGTAAGGCCAGTTCCATCGTACATTTGTAAACTCAGGCTTTCAACCACTCCCACGTCGTAGGTGTTTACTAAGTAAACAATTGAACCAAGATCAATAATAAGGTCTTCAATATACATCATACTATTATACATTCATAGTGAAATATCTTCAAGTCCTGCTGTGCGTAACTTGATAATATTGCTCAATTGCCATTGTTTGATATCTAACCCTTTAATCACACCCAACCATTGATTACGTAACATGGCAAATTCGTTAATAACTTTTTCCATGTCAATAACATCAGGTTCTCCATCAACATATTTGTTAACATCAGCCGAGCTTAATGCTCTAGCATACGTTTCCAAATATTTTCTAAAAAGTTTTGATCTAATGCGTCGCAGTTCGATATTAAGATATTCGAGAATAGCTTCAATTTCCTGGAGTTGATTAAATCGTTGTTCTACAATGCCAGGCAAGGCAGCAGAAGCCTTTTCCACGCTGCCGTGGATCTTGACTTCTAAACGTGCCTGCTCTGCTTCTTTATAAAAGTGATCTAAACAATCTGGAAGGTGTGCTATGTCTTTACTGACTTTAGCATACCACGTCATGCTTAGTATTCCTCGTCTTCGTAACCGTAATCAGTATCGT